ATGATGCTGAATGCCCGTAAGGTTGAAGCCGCTAAAGGAAAAGAGAAGAGCTATAAGCTCTCTGATGGAGGTGGCCTGTATCTTCAGGTAGAGCCTAATGGTTCGCGATACTGGCGTATGAAATACCGTTTTGGCGGTAAAGAGAAACGCCTGTCCTTTGGTGTCTATCCCACTGTCTCTCTTGCTGATGCTAGGCAAAAACGCGAAGAGGCAAAGAAACTACTCGCAACGGGTGATGATCCCGGTGAAGTAAAGAAAGCAAAGAAGCTGGCTTTAATCGCCGCCACTGAGATAGTCAACCCGTTCAGGGATGTAGCGTTAGAGTGGCACAAGATGAAGTCGCCCAAATGGTCCGAGGGATATGCTTCAGACATTCTTGAGGCATTTGATAAAGATATTTTCCCGCACATTGGCCACCGTCCTATAGCTGATATTCAGCCTTTGGAGCTACTGGAAGTCCTGAGACTGATAGAAGCCAGAGGCGCAATGGAAAAAGCGAAGAAAGTTCGCCAGCGATGCGGAGAAGTATTCCGTTATGCCATCGTAACGGGGCGGGCTGTCTATAATCCTGCGCCTGATCTCGCTAGCGCCATGCAAGGGCATGAGGCCGTTCATTATCCTTTCCTTAAAGCCAGCGAACTGCCTGAATTTTTCACGGTTTTGAACGCCTACACTGGAAGCCCTATAGTTTTATTGGGAGCACATTTGCTTATTCTGACAGGGTTGAGAACTGGAGAGTTACGCGCAGCTGAATGGCGTGAAGTGGACTTCGATAATGCTATATGGGAAATCCCTAAAGAACGCATGAAAATGCGTCGTGCTCATATTGTTCCGCTGTCAAAACAAGCCTTAGTTTACCTTAAAAGGTTGAAAGAATTGACAGGAAATTATCCGTTGATGTTCCCCGGACGTAACGATCCCAGTAAGTTCATGAGTGAAGCCAGTATCAATCAGGTTTTTAAGCGCATAGGTTATGGGGGGCGGGTTACCGGTCATGGGTTTAGACATACGATGAGCACAATTTTGCACGAAAAGGGATTTAACAGTGCATGGATTGAAACTCAACTGGCTCATCTTGATAAAAATTCAATTCGTGGCATTTATAACCATGCTCAGTATCTTGAAGGACGTAGAGAAATGATGCAATGGTACGGCGATTTTATTAATGGACTAGTGGCTTAATTTAGAATGGCGAAAAATAACACCCTCAAGCTACACCGTATTCATTATAGTATCAGTGAAGCAGCGAATTTATTAGGTTGTGATGAGCGAGATATTTTTTATATTGCTACACAAAAGGATATTCCATTCGTCATGAGAATGTCCGGACAGTGTACTTTTTCAAAACATAAAGTAAGAGACGTCGATGCCTTTATTAAACATATTGATTCTTTAGATAAAGATCATGAAGGCTTTAGTTATATTTCTGAATTCAGTTTAATTAAAATAAATGAGGTAAAGAAAGAGAAGAGTTTAATTTTAGCCAGTACAAAAGGTTTCTTTTCAATGCCTTCTAAAGTCAGGCATGATTTTATTTATTATGAAGGGGATTTCCCTGAGTACCCTTCACTGTATACACCTTCAGGAAAGATATATTCAGAAATGGTTAGGTTTATACAGGTTGACTGGCAAAATGACGAGGGTATTGGCTATGATAATGAAGGTTATATAGAGCGTGAGTATATAAAAAAGATTCATCTTGTCTTGAACGAATCTGAGCAGTCTGATGATAAATACGAAGCATTATCCGCAGCACAGAAAGAAAGACATGCAGTTAAAAGAAATGAAGTGCTTAGTGCGATTATATATTTATATAAAGAAGACTCAGCATTCAGAAAAGAGAATGCAACGGCATTAGTCGATCTATTGTTTAACCGTGCGGAAGAGTTCTGGCCAGACGAAAAACAGCCTCCACTATCACATCCTGTCATGACTAAATTAGTGGCGTCAATATTTAATAAACCAGTTTTTACAAAAAATTAACAAAAGTGGCAAGTAAGTTTTTTTTCTTACTTGCCTTTTTTACTGTTTAATGCGGTGTTGTAATCCTCTCCGTTGACACAGATTGATGAATAGAGAGGAGTTACAAATGGCCTTTACTGACACTCGACCTGCTGCGGATTCACTTATTGATATGAAGTTTATTACTTCAGACTGTTTGTTTACAGATAAGTGGATTTACAAACTTATATCATTAGGTAAATTTCCGAAACCAATAAAGCTGGGGAGAATGTCTCGCTGGCGTGCGGCGGATTATTACGCTTGGCGTGATAGCCATTCGGTTTCTGGGGAATAGTTCTGGTGTTTTAATAAGTACATATTCTAGTCTTACACAATTAAGGGGTACCACATGAATAATCCCATTATCACGGGAGGGCATTCTCTCGCCATTCCGTCACTAAAAAACAATAATGTCGCAACGCTTCAGGCATATAAAGTTATTCCTTTTGCCGAAAATGGCAGTGATGCAGCCTGTGTGGCACGCATTATTGAAATCCACACGCTCAATAAACTGCGGGAAGAAGGCGAGACGCTTTTTTCCCTCACCGGGCTGACGGTTCCTGATACTGAAGCGGTGGCCGAAGAAATAAATGCGCTTGTTGCCCGCTGCGTGAAGATTTGCCGCCGGGAAGAAGATGAATTTTCTTTCCGCCAGCGCGAAGCCGCAGAGGCGCTGGCAGTCATGAATCAGGCAAGCGGAAAAAGTAACACGGTGTCTGAAGCGCGAACCCGCAGGGGTTGCAGCATGGCACGCGAGGATGCCGGGCGCCGTTATCAGGCGGCCCTGACATATCAGACCCGGCAACAGTCACGCCTTGAGCTGGCAAGGGCATTACCCGGTCTGTTGTCAGCTGAGGCACAGTACATCGGGAAAGGTATTGATACCCGCCTGCTGAATACTTTCCCACGCACGCTGCGTATTCCGTCCGGGGTGGCAGAGCTCTTTACTGATACCGTTATGCAAAGTGCCGTTACCGGGTTTACAGACGGCCTGAATGCCCTGACTGCTGCGACGCGAGCAATTATCCGGCTTTGCTCTTACCCCACTGACAGGTATTTGCTGAATAACGGCGGGAAGAGCCGTACCGAGGCTTACCGAAAATATTACCGGGCGGAGAACACACTTTTACGCGCGATTATCAGTGACCAGGATTATGCAGATTATATGACGGCTTACAGCAAAACTGACGAACTCAAAAATAAATTATTCTCCCGTTAATTACTCAGGTTAATCACTATGTTTGCTTTTAAATTCCAGAAGCCGGATGCGGCTGCCCGCTATCATAAAAAACTGACTAAAGACACCGCTTACAGGGAGGGTGAAAACCGTCGCTTTGCTTTAGCGCCACCTGCTGAAAATATGCTGCGTGCTGCCATTCTCGAATCAGGCTGGATGATGAATAACATCACGCTGCGGGATGTAAATGCGCAGTCAGGTAATGCCATTAATATAGGAGCCAGTGAGCTTCATACCGGCAGAACGGCGGGTGGACGTTTTCGCAAAAAAGTTACCATTAATGGCACTGAATTCTGGCTGTCGGAAACGGATACGTGCGCCAGTATCAGCTATGGCGAAATGGCTGATATTTATAACCTTGGTGCGGCGGGCGATTTTGATAAAGCAATGGATGCTTTTTTTGCTGAGGCGCTTGCGCTGGATATGCTGCGTACGGGGTTCAACGGAACGGCAATAGCTGACACCACCGATCCCGAAACCTGTAAAAAAGGTGAGGACGTCAATATCGGCTGGCATGCGCTTGCGAAGGAATATGAGAACGGTAAGCAGATTATGACGGCCCCTCTTACGCTGGGTGAAACGGGGGAATGGAAAAATATCGACCTGCTCGCCAACCATCTTATTACCAGCATCATTGCTGAGCCATTCCGGGAAGACCCGCGTCTGGTTGTCCTGGTGGGCGCTGAACTTGCCGCACAGCAGCGCCTGAAACTGTTTAACGCCGCAGACCGTCCGGCAGATATCAGCGCAGCCCAGCTGGCGGGCAGTTCAGTGGCCGGGCGCTTTGCCTTTATCCCGCCCTTTATGCCCGGCAGGCGTCTGGCCGTCACCACCCTGAGTAACCTGCATATCTACACGCAGGCAAACACCCGCTATTTCCGGGTTGAGTTTGATGAGGAAAATGCTGAATACGTGCGTTCATGCCTGCGTAATGAAGGCTACGCGCTGGGTAATCCTGAGCTCTATGCCGCTGTCGATGAAAGCGCCGTTACTCTGGTTTAACAGGTATAAAAAAGCCCGCTGTGATTCAGCGGGCCGGATGGAAACTTACTCAGGAAATCCCCGTAACGTCTGGCGGTACGCCGGAGGAATGACAGAATGGCAGGACGTAACTGCATAATCAATCAACAAAATTCGGTTATAAAACCCTTGCGCCTGAACGAATGCACGGGATATAGTTTTCCCGCTGCCGCAAAATCGGCAGCCGGGCGTGGAAACCCGAGTAATCTGGAGGCGACACGAGACGCGCCATGCGTCTTTTTTTGTGTCATTGCCTTTGCGCATCTGTTACTTGCACTGCGGTTTCTTTGCCGTTGTGGCTATCGTGTAATGGTGGCTCAGGCGGGGCTGACTTCGGTCAGGCCGGTATCCTTCAGAGCCGGTATTTCCACCCCCGTCTGGGCTACCACCAGTGAGCGTGGAAACTCCGGTGGTAGCGTTACCCGCTATCTGAAGGAGGTTGCCGCCATGGCTACTGTCTCCGCTTTATCACATCCTGAATTTACCTTTCTCTTTCTTGCCGTTCGCCGTGCTGACTGCGGTGCGCAGCCTTTAGCTGTTCGTGTTAATGCCGGTACTGAACGTGCTGCACGTGCGCAACTCATTTCGGATTATGTGTTGTGTTTTGCCGGACGGCTTCCTGTCTGCCAGCGCCGGGAGGTTCGGGCATGAAAACGTATCAGCAACCCGTCTGTACTCTCAGTGAACAGGGCGAAAACCGGCTGTTGCGTGCGGCCATGGCCAGCGAATTTCTTGCCGATGTTCTGTCCTGTTCAGGACCAGCAGGCAGCAGGGAGGTTTCTGCGGAAGGGGCGGCGGCCCTGTTCGCCTGTATCGCCGAACAGCTTGATGGTGTGATCCGGGAAAGCAGTCTGATGAAAGGAGAACGCCATGATAAATGACAGCACCCTCCTTTGTCCGGCATTCCGTACGGCGCTGCTGCGCCGCTATATTGCGGATGCTTTCATTGCCCTGATGACCCGTGTTAACGGCGAGGCTGTCTATGCCGAAGAGGGTGAGCGCATCCCGCTCACCCCCGAAAAGGTGGCGCTGAACATTCTGTTCCATATCGAAACGCCCTGGCGGGAAGAATTTGGCGCGGAAGAAGGCAGCCGGCTGGCTGCCGAAGCGCTTGAGCGGATGCTGGCTCCGGGTTTTGCAGGCGAAAGCCTGCGCCTTTCCCTTACCGGCGTGACGGAGCTGCGGGAAGTGTACCGGGATATTATTTTCGGCGCGCCGGATGGCGAGCTGCCGCCGGGATATGCCTGTGTGTCAGCGGAAGACGGGGAGGCATATCTGTGAAAGCACAATCAGTCAGTGCTGTGGCAACAGCCGCGCGTGGCCGCTGGCCACATATTCTTTCTGCGCTGGGTATCCGCGTTCCGGCGGCAAAACGGCACGGAGCCTGCCCCGTCTGTGGCGGAAAGGATCGCTTTCGTCTGGACGATCGGGAGGGACGCGGTACGTGGTTCTGTAATCAGTGCGGGAACGGAGACGGGCTGGATCTGGTTCGTCTTGCCACCGGGCAGGATGTGAAAGCCGTTTCTGCCATGGTGGCCGGAGCGCTGTCATTACCCGACGTAAGCAACCAGCCCGTATTGCCTGCCAGAAATAAGGCCGCGGACGGGAATGCGGGGCGGGTGCGTTTTGCACAGCTTCAGCTGCAGACCCGACAGGGTGAAAGTGCCTATCTGACGGCGCGGGGGCTGCACGGGCATACGCTTCCCCTGCTGGAGCAGCCTGTCAGCGTGGCCGGGTTGACGTTTGCGCCGGGTTCTTTACTGCTTCCCCTCACGGATATGGCCGGTAATATCACCGGCGGTCAGCTTATCAGTCCTGACGGTGAAAAATGTCTGCTGCCGGGCAGCCAGCTGTCCGGGGCATTTATTCCTGTGTCCGGCGTGTCAGCAGAGCCGCCCGCGCAGGTAATCATCACCGAAGGTTATGCCACCGGCCTGACCGTCAGCGGGCTGGCTGACGGGCTGATACTGGCAGCGGTGGCTGCGGGTAATCTGCCGAAGGTGGCGCAGCAGGTGCGCCAGCGCTGGCCGGACGTGCGCATCGTTCTGGCCGGGGATAACGACTTGCTGGATGGTAAAGACAATATCGGGCGCATTCAGGCGGAAAAGGCGGCGCAGGCCGTTGACGGCTGGGTGACCCTGCCGCCAACCCGCCATAAAGCGGACTGGGATGATTTTCGTCGTGAACAGGGCGAGCGGCGTGCCCGTGAAGCGTTTATGGAGGAAATGACGCTGCACGGCAGGGGGCTTACCCGTCTGCCGCAGGGGTTCCGGCTGACAAAGGAATACCTGTGGTATGACAAGCAGGTAAACAAATCAGACGGTGATACAGAAATCCGCAACATCAAAATTTGCAGCCCCCTGCGTGTGACGGCCATTACCAGTGATGCTGACGGCAGTAATTATGGTCGCCTGCTGGAGTGGGAGGACACCAACGGCAACAGCCGCAAATGGGCTATGCCGATGGAGCTGCTTGGCGGCAGCGGGGAAGAGCTGCGGCGCGTGCTGCTGGTTAACGGGCTCTCCTATATCAACATCAACGGGATGGCGCGTGCGCATCTGATGGAATATATCTCGCTGTGTAAACCGGACAGAAAAGTGACCTGCGTGAACAAAACAGGCTGGCACGGTGGCGTCTATGTGCTTCAGGACGAAGTGATAGGCCGTGACGCGCAGTCTGTGATTTTACAGACCAGCAGCGTGCAGGGCCGTGACTTCCGGGTGAGCGGCACCGCAGACGAATGGCGCGAACAGATAAGCCGCTATTGCGTGGGGAATGCGCGGGTGGCTTTTGCCGTCAGCCTGGCTTTTGCCGCACCGCTGCTGCAACTGGTCGGCATGAGCGGGGGTGGCTATCACCTCAAGGGCGAATCCACGGACGGCAAAACCACCACCATGAAGGTGGCTGCTTCCGTCTGTGGGGGAACCGACTTCTGGCATACGTGGCGCGCCACCGGTAATGCGCTGGAAGGCACGGCCAGCCGCCGCAACGACGCCACGCTGATGCTTGACGAAATCCGCGAGGTGGACGGGCGCGAGGCCGGTAACATCGCCTATATGCTGGCGAACGGGCAGGGCAAGGCCCGCGCCAGAACGGACGGTTCTGTACGGGAAACCAACCGCTGGAACCTGCTGTTTCTGTCCACCGGGGAGCTGTCACTGGTTGAACACGCCGCAAATGCCGGAGAACGCACCTATGCCGGTGTTGAGGTCAGGATGATCCAGATCCCCAGCGATTCGGGCAGATACGGCGTGTTTGAGGAGCTGCACGGCTTCAGCGGCGGCAAGGCGCTGGCTGAGCACCTTGAACAGGCAGTGAAGCTGCATCACGGCGCGCCGTTCCGTGACTGGCTGCATCACCTGACGCAGGATTTACCGCAGGTGACCAGCGAGGCGAAAGCCATGCTGAAGGCATTCACCCGCAGACTGACGCCGCAGGATGCGGGGAATCAGGTCGGGCGGGCTGTGACCCGCTTTGCCCTGGTGGCAATGGCCGGGGAGCTGGCCACCCGCGCCGGTATCACCGGCTGGCCGGAGGGTGAGGCTTTCCGGGCCGCTGAGCGTTGTCTGGCCTCATGGATGGCTGACCGTGGTCATACAGCCAATCAGGAGGATAAGGCCGCACTGGAACAGGTGTGCGACTTCATGACCCGCAACCAGTTCAGCCGCTTTGCCGACTGGCATGACGAGCGCAACCGGCCTGTATCCATGATGGGGTTCCGTAAGGTGGAGAAGGGCGGTAATGACAGCGAGCCGGTAACCACCTTTTATGTGCTGCCGTCCGGCTGGAAGGAAATCTGCAGGGGGTTTGATGCACGTAAGGTGGCGCGGCTGTGCGTAGCCGCCGGGTGGCTGGAGGCGGGCAGCGAAGGGCGTACACAGACCAACGTCCGCCTGCCAGAGATAGGGCTCAAGCGGGTGTATCAGTTTAACAGTCTGGTACTGGGGAGCGCGGACCCGGTTTAAATCGCGCGAGTCTTATTTATCTGAGGTAACACTGGTAACAGAGGTAACAGCCTGTGTTTATGCGGCGTGTGACCGTTACCAGTCAGAAAACATGAGTGGTAACACTGGTAACAGAAAACAGCCTGTTACCGCGTGTTACCACAGTAAATACCGCAGTGGTAACGGGATTTCTCTTTTAATATCAACGATGTTACCGGTGTTACCACTGTTACACGTCTCTGACAGAAAGCGCCATGTCCGGAGCCTTATTTCTGGCGGGCCTGTTTTTAAGGAATAACCATGCGGATAATGAAAATGACCTGCCCGGTATGTCTGGCAGACGCAAAGATACGCAAGACCAACCGGAAGCATCCCCAGCTGGCTGATGTGTACTGCCAGTGCAGTAATATGGAATGCGGGCACTCCTTTGTAATGAATGTCTCATTCTCACACACCATCAGCCCCAGTGCGCTGAGCGGCCAGGGGCGGGTAAAGGAGCTGATTGACTCACTGGGAGAGCATGACCGCAAAAAGGCACTGGCGTTGTTACAGGAGGCCGAAGAAAAGCATTAATAACCACTGCCGGGCGTTCTGACGAACATGCCCGGCACCCTGTTTTCGGTGTCTGTGTTTTTCAGTTTCATCCTGAAAAAATCCTTTTATTATCAATCGCATGTAAAATATTCTCTGCCTGGAATCCCTGTCGGCAGGTCACAGAAAGTTAAATTTAAACTGTAAAATCAGCGGGTTATCTGTATGTCGCACAGCTTCGGAAAGGATGGAAAGTGAAAAACAGTGAAATTCCTTTCAACTTTTTCAGTCTGCTTTCTGGCTCGCCTGCCCGGCGGTGGCGCGGGCTGGCGATACCGTCTGTAAAAACTCAAAACTGAAAACATTTTGCGATCCAGAACCCGCAGGCGGGTGCGGTGTAGTGCGATTTTCGTCGTTAAATGATTTTAAGTGATGGTGTGTTTTAAACTTTCTTGATATTAATCCGACTTTTCGATAGGTGGAGCAATCAATGGTTGCTCAAACGTCAAACCACGTACTTGCCATATTTATCTTTACTTGAGATGATGAGTTCAATCGTTCAACATGAATCTCTCTGCTTAAGCTGTGCCCCATCTCATCAATTTTTGGTTGATTCTTTAATAGCGTTATGTTTTTTGAAAAAACATTCGATTTTTAGGAGTCTTTATGCGCTTTTCGGAATATTTCAAACTTAATCGTTCTCAAGCTTATCTAGATTTCGTTGACATACCACTAGATACTGACATACCAGTTTTTCTAGACCCTGGTGCTATTAAATCCTTAGATTCGAATTGGGGGCAAGAACTTACATCTCACTTGCAAAGTTTCTTTGAGAAGGTTTTAAAACTAATCAAGGTTGGCAAAAATGCTGAAGCACAAAAATTGTTAGCCTCGTTGAATGAGAGGAATGAATTTCATTTAGGGTATTCGTCCGAAAAATCTCGTGGACATGGTTTTGGCGCTGGCTCCGCTCATTCGGTTTGGAATGCACTAACTCAAAGTAAGGCCGTCACAACTGGATTGTTAAAAGATCTTGAAGATACAGCGCTACTAATACCAGGAATCGGGACTGACATGATTTCTGATGCAGTAAGCAATATTTTAAGAGGTCCATTTATAAAATACACACAAGAAATATGTGAATATTATGGCGTAAAATTAATGCCCAATATTGATTCTGGGCCAATATGGGATCCACATGAAGGAAAGTGGTATAGTGAATTTGTATCATTACCAATGACAACTTATGGGAAAGTAATATTAGTTCCTAAGCTATTGGTTAGACATAGGTTATGTTTGCAATATGACGAGTTTTATAATCACTATTTATTGCCAGAAATGCAAGATGAACATTTAAGAAATAACTCTTCCTTGGTAGAGGTATTAAAAAATGGCACGAGGCGAGTAACTAAAAAAAGTTTAAAAAATAAATATGGAAGTGATAAGCCTTCTGTAATTAATCAAACCTTACAAAGGCCTGATGTATTTGAAGATTATAAACAGCATAAAGAAAAAAATCCATCTGCACCATTATCACATGAAGTTTTCAATGAGTTAGAGGAAATCAGTGACAAAATTGACATATATCCAACCCTCAATAAATTAAAATCATTAAAGCCGGGTACAAAACAAGCTGGGGAGTACGAAGATCTTATTGAAGAGATATTTTCTGTAATATTCTATCCTTCATTATGTTATCCAACGAAACAGAAAAAAATTCATGATGGTAGAAAGAGGATTGATATTACTTATAATAATGAAGCCAAATATGGTTTCTTTAATTGGCTTTCGCAACATTACACATGCCCTAGAATTTATGTTGAGTGTAAAAACTATACGTCAGAAATTGCAAATCCTGAGTTAGATCAGTTATCTGGTAGGTTCTCAAGGAATAGGGGAAATGTAGGTATTCTCGTTTGTAGGAAGATTGAGGATAAAAAATTATTCAGACAGCGTTGTCTTGACACGGCAAATGATGGCAGAGGTTTTATCCTGTCAATAGACGATGATGATCTTGAAAAAATGTGTGATGAATATATGAACGGTGGAAATCAAAACTTCCATACCTTAAGAGATTTGTGGGATTTTTTGATTGATTAAGGTGCAATAGAACACAGTTGCATACACTGTTATGGAATGGGGGCACTTTTGGGGGCATCCATTCCTTTGTTTTTATTATTATGCAATAAAATCAATTGGTTGTTGTTGTGTTTGGTTCCTATTATCGGCACCAGTTAAATCAAGAACTTATCCACCATTAATCACCTCCTGTTTTTCCATGTGGGACAGATTTGGGACGCAATCACCAAAAATCGAGTCGATTTGCTTCGCGTGCTCGGTGAATCGCGTTATCCAGGCGCTGTGCTTTAGGCCAGTACTTGCTGGCGCGCTTAACGATTGTCTTGCGCGCCATCTCTTCCCAGAAGTTCTTCCATGGCCCGTTCTTGGCTTTGCTGGTAGCTTCCACTGCTTTGATTTCCGCCAGGCTCATCTCTTCCGTGAGGTAATCGCCATCAGGCGTTTTAACGGTACAGTATTGGATGACCGTCATACTTTGTCCTCGTGTGAAATGGCTTTGGTGGTGTGCAGGTCTGTTGCTATTCCGTACTCCAGCGGCTTGGTGAGGCTGGCTTGCATCCGTTTGCCAAATCGGCTTGCAGACTCATACTGCCTAAGGTGGTGTTGCTCGCATCTCATATCGCGCACCCTGCCACACACCAAACCCATCTCGTTTGGTATCTGTTCGCGCTTTGTCAGCGCACCGTCGAAGTTAAAGAGCGATGCCAATCTGTTCCGTTTGGCTACCAGCGTCCTGCTGATGGACTAAAGATACAGATAAAACTGTAATAACGTCAACAGATAAAACTGTAAAATTTGCAGATTGAAACAGATGTGGTTGTTTTTGAAGGTAAAAAAATTTGTTGATGTTTCATGCTCGTACTGGTTGTGTAGAATTAACTCACTCAGGTCTCAAAGGTTCAGCATGTTATGGATATCAATGAGTGGTTAGAAAAACTACGTTGGCTGTCGGCAGACCAGAAGGTGCAGGTGCATTTTGAATTGCAAGAGCAGATCAAGGCGCATTACAAGCTGAGGGCTGAGGGCGATCATCTTGAAAGAGCGATACAACTGTGCGAACAGTCAGTAGCATTCGCGCCGCTGGCTTTTAAGGCTTTGAAAGAAAAGTGGGAAAGGGATTTCCCTGGGCAGGAGTTCTTTGTTCCAGCTCACCACGGATACCGACAGCTAATAACGATTATGAAGAAGCGAAAGGATATGAGTAGGGTAAAAGAGCTTCAGGCTAAGCGAGATGCCGAGGGGTGGGCTGAATAGGCAATAAAAAACCCGGCGCGGTGGCCGGGTTGTTTTAGAGGATGGGGGTATCAGAAATATGGATAAGCCGGATTTAGCTAGCCCAAAAGGTTTGATCAGGTAGGGTGCCTTTGGCTTGCCACTCAGTCATAACCTTACGGGCCGCCCTGGCAAAATATAATTTCCTGTTATCATCTGGCATTGAAGATATCAGCTTAAGGTCGCCTGTTTGTGAGTTAACCGCAAACTTCCCCTCACTCCCTTTTTCGCTTACAAAAGAATAGGTTACACTAGTTGGTGTCGATTTAATTTTTTTTATCCTAACCAGAATCGCCATCATATGCCTCCTCTGGGTTCCAGTGATAGCCTAGTCCAATAGCTTCATTGTGGGCTTTGACGTAATCTAATCCTTTTCTCCTCTCAAGTATAGACTCTACTTGCTCGTGCTTGAAGAAATCGATATCACTTTCAACATGGTCACCTTCGGTGAGACGGCTCCATGCATTGACTATCTCTGGGTCTGGATCGAATCTTCTTTTCTCAATCAAGTCATCCACTATAAAAATGTGCTCTCTAAAGAACACATGATCTTTTACTCGAGTCACAACTCTTGATGATTCAGAGATATTGCTGCAAATCCTATCTATGTCTTTGTGATCGTTCCTTATTTCTTCATAATGCCGCTCTGCTTCGACCCAGCTATCACTATCGTTTTGATCAAGTATGATGCGAGCCTGCTGTGATTTTAGCTTTGACTCTTCCGATAGGATTGCATCTAAGTCACTTAAATACTTATTAAAAGCATCATCATTGATCATTTTGTGATTTCAGAAAGACCTAGTTCTTCAACAATATAAGACATAGTAAAGGTATGATAATCAACAAATTCTTTAAAGCTTTTGGCGCCCATGCCGTATGGTCGAATTAGCGTGTAACAAAACATAGCAACGCCATCTTTAACAGAAAGATTTCCTGAAATAATCTGAAAGTTGATTTCATTAACCTTTTTTAATACTTCATATTCATTTAGGCCATCCTTCAATTGTAAGGTAATCATGAACAAGATGTTACCGCTGGGCATCATAGCGGCACTTGATTTAACGCCTTTTATAGTAAAAATAAGCCTATTTTCAACAACTTCATCACATTCATAACCGTTTTCTGATAAGAATTTCTTTATGTCATCTAGGGTAGTTTTTTTGTTGATGATATCCATATTTAATCCCGGAATGGCTTCGTGTGTTTATATCGGTTAATGAGAGTGAATTTTTACCCAAACGTCTCTTCAGGCCACTGCGCCTTAACTACCTTTCCTATGATGCTGACTATCTCTTCCGGCGATAAATCCGGTGTTCAACCATCGTCCCGATAATCTGGATGTGGCGATCAATGCTTCGCATTACAGGATAATCGTCGTTAAGCGGTATCAATTCAAAGTGCTGCCTGCCATCTTCTGCAAGAGTGGTTGGGCGGTATTTCTTGAATGTGGCCTCGTGTTCGCCATTTTTCGCAACCACAAACTCTCCAGGGGCTGGTTCGATTTCCGGGTCCACGATTATCACATCGCCAGCCTTAAAATCAGGCTCCATAGAATCGCCAACAATCTTTAGAGCAAAGGTGTATTGCGACCAGTCCATGTCAGTCATGACGTACTCGCAAGATCCATCAAGGGCCTCTATAGGTCCTTTAGTTGCCATTTCGCCAGCTTGTACATAGCTGATCAATGGAATCCTCCTTGTGTTCACCTCGCTAACAGGCTGGAAGTTGCCACCATTAACCAGCCATGACGGGTCACAGCGAAGAGATTCAGCAATACCGACAATGTTCCGGGGCTTTAATGTCTTTCCTTCTTCAATACTCGCCCAAGACTGCTGCCTGATTCCAGCTTTTTCTGCTGCTTCAGTTTGAGTCAAACCCAGCTCAATTCTTCTTTGTTTTACCCGTTCTGCAAGGCTCATAGCTTCCTCTCCATTTCCTCACATCGTCACAGTTAAAGCTGTATTTGACAAACAGAAGTAACTGTTAGACAATACAGATAAAACTGTGGAGGTGAGTAATGAATACAATTTCCGAACGCCTCAAACAGAAGCGCATGGAGTTGAATCTGACACAGGCGCAATTAGCTGAGAAAGCTGGGATGAAGCAGCAATCAATACAGCAAATTGAAGCAGGTTCTACGCAACGTCCGCGCATGGCAATTGAGCAGGCTACGCAGATGCTTGAGGTGCTCTACTCGCGCTCAGGCATGACGACCGCGCAGAAGCTGGAAGCCGTTCAGGCGCTGGCGATGAAGGTCGATGACAAAGCCAAAACCGGCAATCATCGAGGCCTGATGACGTTCAGAGATGCATTCAACAAGTGGACTTATCAGGTCGGTACATGAGCATTACGGCGAAGCGCTGGCCGTGGATGCGAACGGCCAGCTCCTGTCGCGCTATGAAAGCGGCATCTGGAAGGTGGTATCGCCAGCCGAATTTGCGCGTGACGTGGCCGGGCTGTTCCAGCGCCTGCGCGCCCCGTTCTCATCGGGCAGAATTGCCTCGGTGGTGGAGACCCTGAAACTGATTATTCCGCAGCAGGCGTCCCCGGCGCGGCGCCTGATTGGCTTTCGCAATGGTGTGCTCGATACCCAAAGCGGGATATTCAGCCCGCACCATAAATCACACTGGCTGCGCACGCTGTGCGACGTGGATTTTACCCCGCCGGTGGAAGGGGAAACGCTGGAGACCCACGCGCCGAATTTCTGGCGCTGGCTCAACCGCGCGGCCAGCCAGAATCCGCAAAAACGCGACGTGATTCTGGCAGCACTCTTTATGGTGCTGGCGAACCGCTACGACTGGCAGCTCTTTCTCGAAGTGACCGGGCCGGGCGGCAGCGGGAAAAGTATTCTCGCCGAAATTGCGACCCTGCTTGCCGGTGAGGATAACGCCACGTCGGCCGATATCGACACGCTGGAAGACCCGCGCAGGCGCGCATCCCTTATCGGCTTCTCGCTCATTCGCCTTCCCGACCAGGAAAAGTGGAGCGGCGACGGTGCCGGGCTCAAAGCCATCACCGGTGGCGATGCGGTTTCGGTTGACCCCAAATATCAGAACCCGTATTCAACACATATTCCGGCAGTCATTCTGGCCGTGAACAATAATCCGATGCGCTTCACCGACCGCAGCGGCGGTGTTTCACGTCGGCGGGTGATTATTCACTTCCCGGAGCAGATAGCCCCGGCGGAGCGCGACCCGCACCTGAAGGATAAAATCGCCCGCGAGCTGGCCGTGATTGTTCGCCAGTTGATGCAGAAGTTCAGTGACCCGATGACCGCCCGCGCACTGCTTCAGTCGCAGCAGAATTCCGACGAGGCGCTCAGCATCAAGCGAGACGCCGATCCGACATTTGATTTTTGCGGCTATCTGGAAGCACTGCCGGAGCCTGAGGGTATGTATATAGGCAATGCCAACATCATTCCACGTCAGCCGCGCCTGTATTTGTATCATGCCTATCTGGCGTATATGGAAGCCCACGGCTACAGGAATACACTCAGCCTCACCATGTTCGGTAAGGGGCTGCCAGCCATGCTGAAAGAGTACGGGCTAAGTTATGAGAAGCGCCGAAAAAATCAGGGCATACAAACCAATCTCGCACTAAAAGAGGAAAGCAACGCCGACTGGCTGCCGAAATGTGATGAGCCCGCTGCGAAATAAACAACCTCAGACCGGCATTGCCGGTCTTCTTTGTATGATGATAGGCAGGCATCATCTTGTAATTTATTGTTTTAAATAGAAGGTGGCTAGTGATTAAGTAATACATTACCCCCCTGAAAAGAAGCTTAAATAGAATTTACTACCTATCAACATATTTTGATGACATCTTCAGAACGCAGCCATTGGAAAATTAATTGTGACATTTGATAAAGCGAAAGCACCATAAATGAAATGGCAATGAATGGAGTCAATGTTGGTATAATCAATATCCAGTAGTTGCTAGATAACCCTAGGGTAAATTGTAATATTGAAGTAAGTATACTACATGAAATTGAAAATACTAGCATTGTGGTAATTACAGCTAATGGCTTGTATAGGTCATGTTTCTTTATCTCACCTCCAGCATTCAACTGTTTATGTTTTATATATATATTTTTATAATCTTCTGAGTCAAACATTTTTTCTTTGAGGTTGATAACGACAAAGGTTAATAAGGATAAAAGAAAAGACGATATGCCTAAAAATGCGGAAAAGAAATAGCCTCTCATACTACTTCTGTAAAGATCAGATAGTCCTGAGTATGAGCCAACGATCTGACCCCCTATGTAAACAGATGCAATGTAAGCTAAAATACCAAGTATGAGGCCCACAATAACATTTCTGAGTATCAT